GAGTTTAGGAATACTGAAAAGTCCGCTTACAAGACTTTCAAAATTCCTTTGAAAACGATTTTGTTAAATCGTGATACAACACAACCAGTCATAAATCATTTGGTTTTTGAAATGAATGATTTGGTTATTCATACATACCAATTTATTCGTTTGTATGTTTTACACCAATATACGAATAATCTTCCTTTACCAACTATTAATGAAACCTTTATCTTATATTGTATCAAAACTTTAGGAACTCGTGATAATAGAGGAAAGAAAGGAAAAGATACTGAACTTTTAGCCTGTTTAGAAACTTTTTACCAAAAAGAATATCAACCTTTACTTAACCATCAAAAAACCAATTTGAAAAATACTACTTTTTTACTACCTTATTTAGCAACACAAATTCATACTTCTTTGAATAATAATTTACAGGAACACTTCATTCAACATTTTTTGCGATTTATTAACAAAACTACAAATGAAATTACTGAAGATAAAGCAACCTTATTTCAATTCAAAAAGAACCTTATGGAATTAAGTGAAATCGATGAAATGTTTTCAAATTGGAAGCAAACACACTTACCTAATATTCTTCCTGAAAATATCAAAAAATCAATCAATTACGATGTAAAAGTAAGACCATTTGAATATTTGAAAGGAATGTTATATATGAATTCTGTATTAGAAAAGCAAGAAAGTAAATTATTCCAACCATTACCATTAAGAAACAATATTATTCCAAAACATATCATTATTGATACCGCCAGTTTGATAAATTTATTTTCGCCTGAAAAGGATAAAGAAGGAAATAAAACCAAAAAAGGTGAATTATTAAGTAATGTAAAGGATAACCAAAATGAAGTATGGTGCAATTTCTTGGATATGAAAAATAGAATATTCAAGAACAAACATTACCAGTTTCATAATCAAATACAAACCGATGGAATATCTTGTTGCTTACTATTTATCAGAAAAGATTTGAAGGATAAAAAATGGGGTTCAAGAGTTCCTGTTTTAAAAGAACAAGATTTTTATAACATTGAAGATTTATCTAAAGAGCAATTAGACACCTTGAAAAATAGAAATATTGTTGGTTGCGACCCTGGAAAGCGTTCATTAGTGTATATGATGGATAAAAATGGAAACAAATTACAATACACAGCACCACAAAGAAAACGAGAAAGCAAAGCAAAAACCAACCAACGAATTTTATTAGAAGAAAGAAAACAAAATGGAATTATTGAAAAAGAAACACAATTATCCTTTCAAAATAGTAAATCAGTTGATTACGAAAAGTTCAAATTGTATCTTGTAGAAAAGGATAAATTAAACAAAGAAACAACTGAATTTTACAAACGAGAAGTATGGCGTAAAATGAAATTTAGACAATACTCTTATGGGAAGAAAAGTATAGATACATTCTTGAATAAAGTCAAGGAAACTTTTGGAGAAAATATCCTGATTGGATATGGTAATTGGAGCAGAAGCACACAAATGAAACATTTTATGCCTACGATGAATAAAGGATTAAGGAAACTTATTCATAAGAAATATGATACAATAACCATAAATGAATGTAATACTAGTAAAAAATGTTGCGATTGTAATAAGGATTTGGAATATTACAAGGATAAGGAAGGTAAGAAAGTGTTTCGTCTATTGAAGTGTTCTGATTGCGTGAGTTGCGAAAACAAAAAAATCGTATTTAGAACACGAGATGCAAATTCTTCTATAAACATAATGAAATTAGCGAGTTGTTGGATAGAAAAACAAGAACGACCATTATGTTTCCAAATTTCGTCTTTCACTTCTTCAAGAATAAAAACAGAAGAAGAAAAAGTAAGACCATCGTAGGTGAAATTCCTACTATTGATTTTACACTTTTTTATTTTTTAGCGTCTATAATGGGCGTTTTAAATGTGCAAAGGTGTAATATAAAGTATTAATGTAGACATTGGAATAAACGCTACATTTCCGTTATTGGAAAACAGTTCTTCATAATTACTTAAACCTTTGTCATCCATATAAAACCGGTAAGGTATTATATTAATACCGTAATCACGAATAAATCGAGTAGGGTCTTCTGGATTGGCGATTTTACTTGACGTAGATATATCGGGAAAGGATTCTTGTAATTGATTCATATTACCGTTTTTATTATTATATTGCACATAAATACCATCTTTTTGAATTGTTGGTGGTGAGGTTTGCGCTTGTAATAATAGCGAATTTGTTATAGAATATACTCCAGAGTAATCTGTCGAAGTATGGATTGCAAAATAATTATTAAATTTAGTGGAAGCATCGGTTTTGTCTTCTGTATATGTCTTTAATGTCGGAGAACTATTGACCACATCTAATATTAATGTGATTTTTCCTGCGAAATCAGATAATGGAGGTCTAGTATTAGTATTTTGATTTATACTTTTTTTATATAACGCATTGCCTATACAATTTTGAATAATGGCTGGGACATTCTTATACATATCCCATAATTCCGTTTTAAATCGCATTTGTATAAATAATGGATCTTTCGGATTTGGGACATTTATAAATGCGGTTTGGTTTATAGTGGTCAATATTTCTTCTAAAGGTAGAGAATTGTTAGATTCAATTATATTATAATTCGTAGGTTGACTAGAAAATGCCACTACTGGTTTCTTATCAATCGAATATATTTCCATATCTATAAATCGGCATCCTCTTTTTAATACGGTCTTTAGCATGGCTAAATCAATGATATTTTTAGAATAATCATATGCACTATTCCATGACGATTTCACACAATATTGGTTTAATGGTAAATCTAGATTCGTGGTATTCATCATACTAATTTGGTTAGTCATTGGTTCTTTAGGTGGTTCCTGTTTTGGATTCTTAATTTCTGCACGACGACGTAATAAACGGACTAGAATAATAGTTGCAATAATAATAGTTAACAATAATAATATTTTCTTGTAAATTTCCATGCTGAATATATTATTGGTGTTTTCTTTAAAAAAAGAAAAGAAAAATATATAATAACAAGATAAATAATTTCATATAATCAGTTATGCCTGGAGGATTATTAAATATCATTGCTCTTGGAAATGCAAATGTTTTCTTAACCGGAAACCCTTCTAAAACGTTTTTCCGCGTAACTTACTCCAAATATACTAATTTCGGATTACAGAAATTCCGTTTAGATTATGATGGTGCAAGAGATTTGCGTTTAACTGAACCTTCTACTTTTTGTTTTAAAGTGAAACGATATGCCGAGTTATTGATGGATACTTATCTAGGAATTACTATACCAGATATTTGGAGTCCGATTTATCCGCCTACTGCAGATACTAATTATCAATGGGCTCCTTATGAATTTCGATGGATTAAGAATTTAGGCACAATGATGATTAAAGAGATTTCTATTCAATGTGGTTCGTTCTTATTGGCCAAGTATACTGGAGAATATATTTCTGCAATGGTAGATCGTGATTTTACCACGGAAAAGAAACAACTGTTTAATGCGATGACTGGAAATCAATCTGCACTAAATGATCCTGCCAATGCATTTAATCGTGCAAATACTTATCCGTCTGCATTTTTCGGTTCGACTACATCTCTAGTAACTGGTGCAGAACCATCTATTCGTGGGCGTCAATTATACATACCATTAAATAATTGGTTTACTTTAGATAGTAGATGTGCATTTCCATTAGTTTCTCTCCAATATAATGAACTAGAAATATATGTCACCTTAAGACCTATACAAGAATTATTCCAAGTTCGTGATATATTTGATTATTCTAATGATTATCCTTATATTCAACCCGATTTCAATCAAGCACATTTCCAAATGCATCGTTTCTTACAGAGTCCACCAAATGCAGACACGTCTGTAGAATCTGGACATTATACAAATGTAGTCAATAATTGGAATGCAGATATTCATTTGATGTCTACTTATGCATTTTTATCTAAAGACGAAGCTAAATTATTTGCAGCAGAAGATCAAGTATATCTTGTAAAAGAAGTATTCCAATATCAATTCGATAATGTCACTGGATCTAAATCATTACCATTAAATTCGAATGGTATGATTTCTAGTTGGATGTGGTATTTTCAAAGAAATGATGTATATATGCGAAATGAATGGTCTAATTATACAAATTGGCCATACCGTAATTTACCATCCGATATTCAAGTTGCACCACAAAGATCTAGTTCTCAACATTTGAATTATTTAGGACCATACCTAGATCCGAATTTACGAAATACGGGTTTGTATACTACTGGAGATTACAGTATAGATAATCAGAAAGAAATCATGCAAACCTTCGCAATATTATTAGATGGTAAATACCGAGAGAATACATTGACTTCTGCAGTATTTAATTATTTGGAGAAATATACTAGAACAAATGCATTTGCACAGGAAGGATTATACTGTTATAATTTTTGTTTAGATACTAGTCCATATAATTATCAACCATCTGGTGCTATGAATTTAGGCAAATTCAAGAATGTTAATATAGAAATAACCACTTATGTTCCGCCAATAAATAGTATTGGGGCTAATTTTCAAGTTATATGTGATGGAAATGGAAATGCGGTTGGAACTACTAAATCAAACTGGAAATTATACGATTATAATTTCAATATGACTTTATTTGAAGAACGTTATAATATAATTTCTTTTATTGGTGGTAATTGTGGAACATTGTATGCGAGATAATTTCGGTTTCGCTTTTTATTTTATAGAATCGTTATATAATGAATTTATATAATGACTCAGAAATTATGGGAAAAGATCCAGTAAATGAAAAAATAAAAAAAATATATCATCGAAAACACCCTAATTATAAAAATATTGAGACGTTTTCTGTTATTTTACCATCCATTAGGAAGAAATCTGCTTTAGAAGGATTAGAATCAAGTATCACTATTAAGGGTAATACAGCGGTAACTGGAAACACACAAGTTCCAAAATGTCCAGGCACGGATTGGGCTCAAGCTGATTCGCGGAAGGAAAGTGATGATGAGTATATTGCTAGTATAAATTCTATTGCAGAAGCACAATATAGCAAAGATACTAATGCTTTTGTAAAAGGAATCAAAAATATTGAGGAAAAAGTCCAAAAATATATTAATAAAGTTCGTGATATTGCGGATGAACAATATGATAAGGCATATGCAGAACTACACTCCAAATACAAAGATGTCGAAAATAATATCCCAACCAGTATGTCCGATATAAAAGAAAAAGTGAAAGATATGGATACAGATTCTAAAAAAAGTGTTCAAGATCAAATTGCGGATGCTATTGTTGCCATGAATAAGGTTTTCAAGGGATTTACAACTATAATCAATATTATTTTAACCTATATCTCGCTTAGTATAGTTCGATTAGCGTATGCAGTTCCACCTGGTTGGCCGATTGATTTATTCAATGAAAATAATCCAAACTATCCATGGAATATTAATTTCGGTGTGTCTTCTGCAGATAATTTGGAGACTGGTGGTAATTTATATAGTGAATCTTCGCCGGCAGTAAATTTAGATGGTGTAGATATTGCGCCATCTAAGTATATTCAGAATCAACAAATACAATATGATACTCAAGTCATAATGAAATTTTTTATACAATTTATACTGGTATTGGTTAGTTATTTAATTACGAAAAATCTGGTTTATAATATTGAAATGGAAACTGGACCGAAATGGTTTTTTGATGAACCAATCGGGACAACAGATCCTCCACAAAACCTTCCGATCTTTGAATCCGGTTTTAGTATTATATTTAAGTGTATTAAGAATACGATTTTTTCCACGCCGTATAATGTATTTGTTTTCATATTTTGGGTTATTAAATTGTTTTTACAAACGATCCGCATATATAACTATAAAGAACTCACTTTCATCTTATTGTTTTTAATTATATTACATTTATGTCTCAAATATTTTTTGAAATATTATAATTCTTTTACGGAAGATCCAATTACCTGGACATATCAGCCAATTGTATTATTGTTTGTATTTTACGGAATTTTTGAAAATTATTTGAATGTGCAGATGATTAAATATGAGTATTTACATAGTGGTAAACAAATACCAGTTTCACATAATTGGGTTACTGTGATCAATATATTTGTTCTATTGATTTTATTTTTTATAATATATCCAGTATTACGTATCACTGCGGTATTTTGGTTTATCTACTTATTTATTTACAATAAAGGGAATGGATTGAGATATGATATATTATCTGACAAAAAAACTACAAATTGTGGACAGAAAGAAGGTATTTTCGGCACAATAAATAGAATCGTCAGTAAATATATTTATCCGAATTTTTTGTATTTTGTTATATTGGTTTTAGTCGTGTTTAATGTTTATAATAGTTTCAAAAATGATAAAATATATAATCCGGCAATAAAACATATTATGATTGGGTTTAGTTTAATGATGTTACTTGGCCTAATATTATATGCTGCATTTATGTTTTTTAATAAAAATAACGCAAAGACCAGTAATGATGTAAAATATTATCCTGGTCATAAAAATAATCCAGTGAAATCGGGTATAAAAGATTTAAAACTAGACAGTTATCCACCACCCATCATTCCACCACCCATCATTCCACTGCCTAAATTAGATATTGTAGAAAAAGAAGTTCCAAATCCCATCGCTCCACTATCTAAATTAAAAACGGTAGAAGCAACATCATCGTTTCCACTAAATGATATTTTGAAAAATAATCCTATGGTTGATCAAATTAAGAATTTGGCCGAGGTTAAAAATATTGATGTTGAGAAAAATATAAGTAATATAATTAATGTTCCTAAATAAAGTAATATTCTGGATTATAAATAATACAT